CAACCAATTCCAGTTGATATTTCATATGAAGTTACCATTATTTGTAATCGTTTTAGAGATTTGAATAAGTTTAATAAAAAAGTTTTACAAAGATTTCCATCAAGACAAGATTATACAAAAGTAAAAGGTCATTATATACCTATCGTATTAGATAGTATTGATGACACAAGTCCGATGGAAGCCTTGGACGGACGTAGATTTTATATGCAAAATTATAAATTTACAATGTTAGGGTTCTTGATAGATAGTGACGAGTTTGAGGTTAGTCCCGCTGTTAGTAGACTATTTATTATGAGTGAATTTACAAATGAAAACCCGAATATGAGAAAATATCAAAATAAGTCTCTTAGTTTAACTAACGTTAACTTTACGGGAAATGGAACACAAACACTATATAGTGTGGGTGAAAGTATTGGTACTTTATTTGGAGTATCGGTTAATGGGGTTTTACAAGAAAAAGGTACTGATTTTTATCACATTACATATACACATAAAATAACATTTGTTACACCACCTCCAGCGAATGCGTTAATACTGATAACATATTATAAAGGTAGAAATAACGTTATATTAGATACCTACGGTAAGGTTATTCAAGTTGATAAACAAGTCTTTACATATGACGGGTCTTCTATTACGTTTACTTTATTAAATCCAATTAGTAGTGTAATCACATTAGACATTAATGGATTGGTTGAAGATGAAGGTTCAGGATATACCGTTGGAGAACAATCCGTTACTTTATTAGGGTACCCCGTAGTTGGTTCTGTTATTACCGTTTCTTACTTATATTAAGACTCCCCGTATATGTCTTTTTTGGGTTTACATATGTCTTCTATGAACTTTTCTAACAGTTTATAAATTTTTAATCCATTTTTTTCACAATGGGTTTTTAATAATTCGTGATGTTTTTCACTGATTTTGACGTTTTTTGTTTTGTTTTCCATTATTAAAGATATTAAAAGATATAATAAGATAAATAACTATCCTTTTATTAAAAGTATCGAAATCTTTGATAAAAACAAAGATATTTATTAGATAACTAATAAAAACATTTAACCAAAAAAAAATCGATGGCAAATTCAAACAGAGTATTCGTTTCTCCAGGTGTGTACACATCTGAGAAGGATCTAACATTCGTAGCACAAAGCGTCGGAGTAACAACATTGGGTTTAGTGGGTGAAACCTTAAAGGGTCCCGCATTTGAACCTATTTTAATTGGAAACTTCGATGAATATAAAACATACTTTGGACCAACCTCACCTGAAAAAGATGGTAGAGGTAACCCAAAATATGAATTATCGTATGTTGCAAAATCATATTTACAAGAATCCAACCAATTATTCGTAACAAGAGTATTGGGATTAACAGGATATAAGGCAGGAAAAACATTCGGAATTAAAACTTTAGGTATTGGTACGGGTAACACTAATGGAAACATTGTTGTTGCAGCCTTAAGATCAAGAGGACGTTATTCAGGTGAAACTTTAGTATATGAAGTTACGAGTAATGACTCATTTGTAATCGCTTCAGGTACAACTTTAGAATCTAATCCATTAGCCGAATTTACAATTAATGTAACGGGAGTAACTGGAGGTGCAAAATCCTTCACTTGTAGTTTAGATAGCACTTCAACAAAATATATATCTAAAGTATTAGGAACCTCACCATTTGATAAAGCTTATAGTGACGTACCACTTTATGTACATGAAGTTTATCCAAATTTAAATTTAAATCTTTACCGCAAGGGTTCAATAAGTGGATTAAGTTTAACTGAAGTATATAACGCAGAAGGAAATAATTTTATGGATGGTTGGGATACTCCAATATCACCAATGGTTGTTTCAGAAGTAAGAGGTGGAAAAGTTGATGATTTATTTGAAGTTATTACAATTTCAGATGGAGATGCCGCAAACAATGAAGTTAAAATAACTATTCAAAATATTAATATTGAAACCGGTGAATTTGACGTATTAGTACGTGATTTTAACGATACCGACGATAATATGGTGGCGTTAGAAAAATTCTCGAGATGTAGTATGAATTCTGATGTTGCGGGTTATATCGCAAGAAAAATTGGAACATCTGATGGTGAATATCCATTAAATTCCAAATATATTATGTTACAAATGAGTGATAACGCACCTATTGATGCATTTCCAGCTGGATTTAAAGGATTTGCAGGTTCAGAACTTTCAGGGTCTACAAAATTAGGTGGTGTATTATATAAAACTGAATTTTTTGATACCGCTGATTCAATATATACAGGGGCAACTTTTTCTGGATATACTGGATTAACTAGTGGTGGAGATAAATTTAGAAAAACATCATTGGGATTGTCATCTGATGGATATTATAACTATGATTCAGATTTATTTAAATATAAAGGTACAGGTTCTACAATAAATTATACCGATGGATTTCACTTATCCACAAACGCATCGTCAATTACAGGGACAACATATCAATGTACACCATATGATTTAGAAGGTCAAAGTGGTGTTGATAATAAATTAACATCAATCAACTTTCGTAAATTTACATTTGCAGTTTGTGGTGGTCATGATGGTTGGGATATCTATAGACAAACAAGAACTAACACCGATACTTATGTTTTTGGAAAAACAACATATAGTGCTAGTGGGTTTTTTGCCAATTCTAACGCTGGTGTTGCTAACTCAGATTTATACGCTTACTTAAAGGGTATTGAAACATTTGCCAATCCTGAGGCGGTTAATATTAACGTATTTGCAACTCCAGGTATTAATTTCTTTGACCACTCATCTTTAGTTACACAAGCTATTGACATGGTTGAAAATGATAGAGCGGATTCAATTTATATAATTGGTTCACCAAATTACACTGGAACAACACCATCAGCACAAGAAATAATTGATAATTTGGAAGATCAAGGAATTGATTCTAACTATTCAGCAACATATTGGCCTTGGATTCAAATAAGAGACACAGATAACGCAACTCAACTATATATTCCACCGACAGGTGAGGTTGTTAGAAACATTGCGTTGACAGATAACGTTTCTTATCCTTGGTTCGCGGTAGCAGGTTATTCAAGAGGTTTGGTAAATGCAATTAAAGCAACCAAAAAATTAACTCTTGACGAAAGAGATAATCTTTACAAATCTAGAATTAACCCAATCGCAACATTCTCTGATACAGGTACCATTATATGGGGTAACAAAACGTTACAAGTTAGAGAATCGGCTTTAGATAGAATTAACGTAAGAAGATTACTATTGAGAGCAAGAAAGTTAATTTCAGCAGTTGCAGTTAGATTGTTGTTTGAACAAAACGACGACCAAGTAAGACAAGAATTCTTAAGATTGGTAAACCCAATTTTGGAAGCAATTAAGAAAGAGAGAGGTCTTTATGATTTCCGTGTAAGTGTATCAAATTCCCCTGAGGACATTGATGCTAATACATTGAGAGGTAAGATTTACATCAAACCAACTCGTTCTCTTGAATTTATTGATTTGGAATTCATTATTACTCCAACAGGAGCATCATTTGAAAATATCTAATCTAAAAGGAGATATAAAAAGAAGAAGGGGGTCGAAAGACCTCCTTTTTTGTTTGTGGAATGCTCCACGTGGAACGTTTTACGAGAAAATTAAATGTATACTTGGCCCAGTATATACTAGTATATTCTAGAACTAGTTATTTAAGTATTTATATTTAATAAAGATATATAAGAGTTTATACTGGAACTAGATACTGGAGCCTGTAAAAAACTACGAAAAATAATTGACATTATCAAGTATTTTAATAAAAATAGTAAAAATAAATTATTTTCCAATATAGATATATTTATAAGAAGTATAAAATAACAAAAAATTTAACAAATACAAAATGGCAGATTTACTAATGAAAATGCCGGTTCCATATGAACCGAAAAGAACAAACCGATTTATCTTAAGATTTCCATCTTCATTGGGAATTAATGAATGGTATGTGTTCTCCACATCTAGACCAAAAGCAAAAATTAAATCAGTAGAGATTCCATTCTTGAATACTTCAACATACGTGGCGGGTAGATTTGAGTGGGAGGAAATGTCTGTAACGTTTAAAGACCCAATCGGTCCTTCTGCATCACAAGCGTTAATGGAATGGTTCCGTTTACACGCTGAATCAGTTACAGGTCGTATGGGATATGCTGCCGGTTATAAAAAAGACATTGAACTTGAGATGTTAGACCCAACAGGTGTTGTGGTTGAAAAATGGATTTTACAAGGTACGTTCTTAACAGGATTGAACTTTGGAGATTTAGATTACTCAAGAGACGATATTGCAACTATCCAAGCTTCTTTAAGAATGGATAGATGTATTCAAGTTTATTAATATTACATTTTTTTCATACATAAAGCCGATAACTCAGAAATGGGATATCGGTTTTTTTATTTAAAAACTTTACTTTCTCGTATTTATAGTATAAACTTATACTATGGAAGAATATAAAATTGACCCAACAATCGCATATGACGTTGTAGAATTACCTAGTCGAGGGATTTACTACGCCAACAACAAGAAATCACTCAAAATTTCTTATTTAACTGCTGCGGATGAAAACATATTGGCAGCACCAAATTTAATACAGACAAATCAAATTGTTACAGAACTTTTAAAAAGAAAAGTTTTAGACAGAGATATGAATGTGGATGATTTAATTGAAGAAGATAAACAAGCGATTTTAATATTTTTAAGAAATACTGCATTTGGTACAGAATATAAATTAACATTAACTGACCCAAAAACGGATAAGACATTTGATATTGAGGTTGATTTAAGTTCATTGGATTTTAAACCATTTGATTTGGTTCCTGATGCAAATGGGGAATATTCATATTTTATGGAAAAAAGTAAAATTGACGTTACTTTTAAATTTTTAACACAGAAACAAGAATTAGAGATAAAAGAAATTCAAAAGAGTTGGAATGGTAACGGTGTTGCACCAATTATCACAAAACAACTTGAATTCATGATTAAGTCAATTAAGGGTAACAGAGATATTATGAATATCAGAAACCTAATTGAAAATTTACCAATAAAAGATTCCCAAAGTTTCAGGAAATTTATCAACGATAAAAAACCTGGAATTAATTTAAACAAAAAAACAACGACCCCTTCAGGAGAAGAAATCCAATTTGAAATTGGGTTTGGGGTAGAGTTTTTTCGCCCTTTCTACGGATTATAAACGAAATCAATTAACGGAGATACTATTTTTAGTGAAAAGAGGGTTTTCATATGGCGATATTATGTCAATGCCAGTCTATGTTAGAAAATATTTTATTTCATTTATGATGGAATTAGAAAACTCTAACTAATCTATTTATATGTATGACACCATTAGAATATTTAGAAAAAAATCCCAATAGTACCAAAAGTGATTTAGAAACTGCGTTTCCTAACGCGGATAAATCAAAGTTGGAAAGTGTTCTCAAGGGATTTAAAAACACCTCGTCAAAAACAAATATAAAGGCACCAAGTGAAATTGATGTAAGTTCTATGGGGGCATTTCTTAAAAGTTTAGCACAAACACAAGAGGCTGGAGGAGATTATGGTTTGAGTAAAGCAACCATGAGTGTTGAAGTTTTAGATAGATTGTTAAGTCAAACTGATCCTAAACTTGATAAAGTACAGAATATTTTTAAAAATATATTCATGGAATTACCAAGACAAGCGGTAATTGAATATCAAAATCAATCAACACTATTAACCGATATTAATACTAAAACCGGATTAACGGGAAAATTATCAAAAGATTATAGAGAAGAAATTTCAGCTGCAGGTCCTGCAATGGCTAAAATGGGTATTGAGTTTTCGGAAATTGCAAATACTGCAGTTTCATTAATTCAACAATCAGGTAGATTTAATTTAATAAACACTGAAACGTTTGTTGCAATGGGTACGGCAGCTAAAGCTTATGTAGGTAGTTTGGCTGAGGTTGTTGAAATGATACCTGGATTTGAAAGGGTTGGTATTGGTGCAACTGGAGTTGTTAAGGCGGTATCAGAGGCTGGAGCAAGGTCATTAAGTCTTGGATTAAGTTCACAAAAAGTAACGAAAGAATTAAGTCAAAATATTGGATTATTGAATTCTTATGGTTTTCAAAATGGAGTTCAAGGACTTGAAAAAATGGTTCAAAAAGCAACCGAATTTAGAATCAGTATTGCTGAGGTTTCTAAATTGGCAGATAATGTATTCACACCTGAAAAGGCCATTGATTTGGCGGCAAATTTACAAGTGTTAGGTGGTGCTATAGGAGACTTTAATGATCCACTTAAATTAATGTACATGGCCACAAATAACGTGGAAGGTTTACAAGACGCTTTAATTGGTGCTGCTGGTTCATTGGCAACATATAACCAAGCACAAGGAAGATTTGAGGTAACGGGACTTAACTTAAGAAAGGCAAGAGAAATGGCTCAAGCTTTAGGTGTTGATTATAAAGAACTGACAAATGCTGCGGTTGCGGCACAAGAAAGATTAACTGCTGGTGAATCTTTGTCGGGACTTAGTATTAAAGCCGAAGACAAAGAATTTTTAACAAACATTGCACAGATGAAAGACGGTAAAATGACCGTGGCGTTACAATCTAAAGAATTACAAGACTATTTTGGTAAAACATCTGTTGCATTAGAAGATTTATCAGCCTCACAAGCGGATAAATTATTGGATTATAAAAAAGAATTTGAAAAATTACCGCCAGAAGATATAATTAGAAAACAAGCTACCGATGTTGAAAACATAAGAAGAGATTTGACGTATTTAGTTATGTCAGCAAGACTTGGAGGTACTGAATTAATCGCTTCATTAGCTAAAGCAAATGGAATTACATTAGAAGAGGCAACAAAGTTTACCGCTAAAATGTCAGGTGAAAGTACTGAATGGGTAAAAAAACAACTTGCTGAAGTAACCGCGGCAGATAAAAAAAATACAGAAAATGCTCAAAAGGTAAAAGTAAATGCACCAAAACCCGCAGAAACTATTACCGCAGACCAAGTTAATAATGCGGTCGAGAAAAAAGTTGCTGACAACAATAAAGGAACACAAAATGTGAATATGAATGTTAAACATGAAGTTCAAGTTCCAGCGGTTATGGACGCACTTCAAAGAGAAATTGTTAAAGACCAAAGTTTATTTGCAAGTTGGGGATCACGAGCGGATTCAGATTACACAACACCATCTGCAGCTAAAGGAAAATAAATTAGTTTATACCTATTTATATTAAAACAGAATAATGCCAAGTTACTTAGATTTTGATTCTACCAAAAGTTTTAGGAATAAAATATTGGGTAAAACGTTAAATAGACCAAATGGTCCACAAACTTTTACCAATACAGACTATGCGGTACAAAAGTTAAGTGACGTTGCAAATAAAGATTTAGATAATGTTGACACTAATAGAGGTAAAGATTTATTAATACCACAGAATTCAAATACGTTTAAACCTGAAAATTACACAATTAAAGACGTATTAGAGACATTACCAAGAAAATCTAATTTAAATTTATATCCATATTTTCCAACAAACGGACAATCATATAATTTGATTGGAATAATGAATACAGACCGATATGATACTGAGTCTGAATTATTCAAATTTGCGGCTAATAACATTAAAAATAACACAGATGGTCCCGTATATTCAAGAATTGCTCAAAATGTTGCAAAAAACACATTAGGTCGAGTTAGAATTCTTGATGCGTTAAATGGTAATACAACCACTGCGGTAAACATTATCACAGGTAGGGAACCATTAATTGAATCGAATTATAAGATTACGTTTGATAATACGTTAAGTATTCCAGGTCAAGCTGCAAATTTTTTGGAGATTGTATCTGGTATACAATTACCATTCTCAACAATACCCGGCGATTACTTAAGTAATCCATCAAATCCAATCAATTACAGACCCGTGGCGTCTACGGAACTAGGTAAGTTATATCAAGATGTGACCGGTGCTTTAGGTTCCTTAATTGGAATAAAAAGACGTCCTAAATTAGATAGAAAACCTTCAGACCTTTTGATTGAACATATGGGTCAAGGACAAAAAAATAGATTATTCGATTTATTGTCGTTTTCAAAATATTCACCAAACTATACCACAACCGCAAGGTCACAAAACACATCAAAAATATTTAGTTATGTTGATAAGGCAGCACAAGGTGTTAAAAATCTATTAGGGTTAGAGGCACCAAAGGGTATTGCATATATTGGTGACGATAGAGGTCAAGATGTAAAATATGCAATGAACGATTTTAATGATAGACCTGTTAGAAGTAGTTACTATTTAACACTATTATTTGATGAGGTATCTGCAAAATTATTCCATTCAACTAAAAATTATACAGAAGGAGGTTCTGTTAGTGGTAAATTATCATGGATTAGTAAAAACTCTAAAAATGAGTTTGGAGCAAATAACGAACAATATGATGATATAGCATCAACATTCACAGAATCATTATCAAACAAACACGGGTTTAGACCAAATTCCATATTAGGAATTACACAAGAAATATTAGATTCAATGCCATCTGACGGTGGTGCTGCTCGTTCACATGTTGCAAATGTTATTGACCAAACAAGTAGAATATTCCAAGATGGTGATGTTAAAATATCACGAGGTTCTGCAATAAAATATACGGATAAGTACGGTGGTGAAAAGGGAGTTGAATATTGTAGAGTTTGGACAAAAGATAGACCATATTCACATCTTTCAGACACAATGAAAAGAACGTCAATTATTAGAAAATATGACGGTAGTGTTATGGGTGGAGGAAGTCGTCCATGGAATTTGAATATTGGACCAATGTCAAATGGTAAAAAATCATTCGATAATTCAACCAATATTAAAGACGGACAAGCTAAAAAGTATATGTTTTCTTTTGAAAATTTAGCGTGGAAATCGTCAAATAGAGATGGATTTAGAGTTTCAGATTTACCTGTTTGTGAAAGAGGTCCAAATGGTGGTCGTGTTATGTGGTTTCCACCTTATGATTTAAAGGTAAGTGAACAAAACGCGGCAAGATGGGAAGAAAACTCATTTGTAGGAAGACCCGAACCAATATACACATATCAAAACACAGCAAGAAGTGGACAAGTATCATTTAAAGTTGTTGTTGACCATCCAAGTATTTTAAATCTTTTGGTTAGAGAACATTTTGGTGGAATGAGTGATGAAGAATCTGAAAATTACATTAACGCATTTTTTGCTGGATGTAAAGACGAAGATTTTTATAGTTTAATTCAAAAATATACACAATTAGATCAGAACGACGTAAATAATATTAAAGCATATTTGAATGCGGGTTCACCAAAAGAGATTATTAAAAAATTTAAGTACACATCAACTGATGTTACAATAACAAAACCTGATACAAATTCAGAAAAAACAAATCAACCGGCACCATTTGAAAAACAATTCTTTTTTGATAATGATTTTCCAAAAGCTGGTGGTGATGATGAAAAATCAAGTCAAACATATTCACAATTATTTGCGGCTTATTCAGGAAAAAGTGGAACTTTTGTTACAGATTTAGATACTGATTTAAAAAAATTATTTACAGGAACCACCACAAATTATATATCAGATATTAAAACGTTATTTGGTGACACTACGGTTACAGGTTCAACAATTAGTGCAACCACAATAACTAACCAAACAACTAAAATCACAAATGCATTTAGTGAATTAACTAACACATATAATTCATATGTTAGTAAGATTAATGAAATTAAAACGGGTTTAGAAAAAAATAATATTAAAGAAGTTAATTTTAGAATTTTTACATCAACATCAGAAGTTGCTGATGACACGTATAATTTTTATTTAGGTGTAAGAAGAATTCACAGTATAATTCTTGATATTTTTGATAAAATTAAAAAAGACAAAACACCAAATTTAAAATGGCCAAGTAAAAAAGAGTTTTCTAATTTTCAGAAAAAGGGATTTCCACTTTCACAATTTCCATTTGGTTATACATTTGAAGATTTTGGATATGTTGGTAATAAAGGTGTTATAACTTTCGTACATAAAACTGAGGGTGAAAGTGCCGTATTATCAAATGGTGGAGGTGAAAAAAATCTAAACTGTAAGACTGTACTAAAAACAACGTTCGGTTTAAAAACAACCGCACCGGTGGCTTTCTTTTGTAGACAGGCTAATGTAAGTATTGAAGTCACAACAAATCCAGAAGAAACAAAAGAACCGGTTAAAATTACAATTCCTAAGATTAAAATTGAAGAAGACGAACCACAAACAATATATAATTCAAAGCCGACTATAGATGTGATGAAAAGAATTATCATGAAAACTCTTTCTGAATGTTATTATTTTAAACAATTAGAAGAGAAATCACCTGTAGCGTTTACATCATTAAAAGAAAAATTAAAATATTTTCATCCAGGGTTTCACTCAACAACACCTGAAGGTTTGAATAGTAGATTAACATTTTTATTACAATGTGTTAGACCTGGAGATACAATACCAATTAAAGGTACTTCGGATAATGCAGATTTAAATGCAAGAAACACATCGTTTGGTCCACCACCTGTTTGTGTTATGAGAATTGGTGATTTTTACCATTCTAAAATTATTATTCGTGATATTAATATTAGTTACGAAGATAGTCCATGGGATATGAATCCAGAGGGCATTGGATATCAACCAATGATTGCGACTATTCAATTACAAGTTAGTTTTATTGGTGGTCAAGGTTTAGAAAAACCTGTAGAAAGATTACAAAATGCATTATCATCTAACTTCTTTGCAAATACTGAAATGTATGATGAAAGATCTGATTCAACCACAACTACAATGGGCGGTAAAAAGACGGACGATTTTACTAAAGAATTTTTGGAAGAGTTAACAAAGAAACCAGAATTTCAATTAGATAAAATGAAAGAAGATAATAAAACTGAGGTAACCGAAGGAACATATCTTGGAACATTAAAATCATCGGGAACAATATTAAACTACGATACTTTAGTTAATTCGGTATATAGTACTATTGGTCAATATACAAACGTATATCAATCGGCATATACACATATTGTTAACACATTTGGTAAAAAAATTGGAGATATTTTATTATCACCAACATATAGAACAATTAATACAATTACAGGTTCTTCCGAAGGTTCAATTTCAATATTAGGTGAATATCCTACTGGTAATGATTTACCTACATTAGTGAGAAATTTAAGAAGAGCAATGGATACCGCTATTCAATTAATACCATTAAGTGCTTCCGTATTTGAAGTACTTGATTTTGCAGACCCTAAAGTTGATTTATATGATGATATTTTTAAAAGTGAAATGTCGACTATTGTTACGGAATCTTTTGATACGTTACTTGAAAGTGAACAAATTAAAAATGTTATAAACACAAGAAATGAAGTTATAACAGCAATAGATAAAACCAATTTTCTTGTAACGTATGGGCACGATATCCAAATTTCAGGATTAACATACACTAAATCAAATTTAACAGGTTTTAACGGTACAATTTTTTATAATCAATTTAAACCGGCAATAACATATTTAAAATCTGCAAACGAACAACATATATCTGTTTTAGATCATGATTTTGATTTTACCGATTTAACTTTAGGTTTTACTTCTGATGATTTAAAAAATATATTTTCAATATTATTAGTTGGTAAAAAAGATAGATTAACCCAATATTTTAGTGAGGATGCTGACGATTTCATAAATGTTAGTACGATGTTAAATCAGTTTATTTATCAAGACCCAAACCAGCTAAACAGCACCACATTTAATTTAGGTATTTTTCCAACTAGACCAAATGATAAACCTATAGAATTTGTAATTTCAAGTACAGAAGATATGACAGATGATGCAGAAGGATTAGTTGCTAATAATATTTTCATAAATAAAAATAAATTGGGGACTACATTAAATTTTTATAAACCATGAGTAGACAATATTTCGATAGGTACCAATATTTTGTAAAAGACGGAAATTTTAGAATAATTCCTGGAATTGAAATACCAATTAAAGGTAGTGACAAATATATTCAATATAAAAAAGGTAAAGATAGGTTGGATAAATTATCACAAGAATATTATAACACACCATTATATGGATGGTTAATCTTGTTGGCTAACCCTTTGGCTGGTAGTATTGAATTTACAATACCTGATAATTTCTACATTAGAGTACCATTTCCTTTACTTGACACTTTACAAGATTATAAAAGTGCCGTAGAATTGTATAACTTATATTATGGCGAACAATAATTTAAATAGTGGTGAAAACATATTGGTTAAAGTTGACCAAAACAATGTAATTTTAATTGACCCGAATAGCGTTTCAAATGGTCCCAATGTGGAGATGAGAAATGTGAAACAGGAAAATTTGGTTATGTATGTTAATTTGGAGGCTGACTTAGTTCCAAGAACAACACTTGCGGCTTCAGGTGACCAATCTGCTCAGACTACCTTATTGTCAATAGCGAAAGGAAATCTAAGTTTTTTAAGAGCACAAGATGGTCAAGATTTAAATACAGGTTGGACAGATTCATTTTTTAATTCAACAGAAAAAACTCAAACGGTAACGGATAAGAATGGTAAGAAAACGAATGTTGGAACAGGCGAGTTTTTTCAGGCCGATTCTTCAGGTCAATCATTTGGTATTGAAAGTATAAATATAAATGTTAAAGGTTCAAATTTTATTCCACAGGTTAATATAAATTTTGTGGACGTTAGAGGTAAAACTTTATTTGAATCACCAAGTAACACCCCATATAAAGCATTCTTTCATTTACCATGGCCAATTTTTTATCTAACTGTAAAAGGATATTATGGTAAAGCAATTAGATATAGATTACATCTAACAAAATTCACATCAAAGTATAATGGTTCTAATGGTAATTTCGATATATCAACAACATTTGTCGGTTCAACTTATGCATTTTTAAATGATATACCATTAGAGGGTATATTAAATGCACCATATATGTACATGATTGAAAATGACGGAAAGAATTCCACATTTAACACAAATACAGGCACATACCAAAAGAAAATATCAAAATCAAGTAGAGGTTATACCTTATTAAGAACAATTTATAGTGAATATAAACAGAAAGGACTTTTACCAAAAGACTTTCCTGTTAAGACATTAAGAGAAGTTATTACCATTGCCAAATCACTGGATAATATATTAGAAAGAGAAATATTTGACCAAAAGGTTGATATGAAAATTTTCAATGGTATTAAAGAATTTGAAAAAATTGTACAAGAATTTGAGTCTGCCGTAGTTCAATGGGGTAAAAAATATTTAAGTAACGACAGTTTTATTGTTTCTAAAACTCTTTCTTTAACTGATAAATCAACAGATATAAAATATTATTATTTATCTGGCCAAAATAATGGTAAGTTAGATAACATTACAAACGCAACTGATAATAAAACTTTAGAATTTATTTTAACCAATAAAGTAAAAGAACTTCGTAAAACTGCTGATTTCTCATCAAGTTATATTAATAAATCAGGAATTGATTTTAAACAACAAACATTTAATTTTTTAAATAAAATTAAAGACATTTCTAAATACTATATACAAAATGAAGGAAAATATTCGATAGCGTACGATTTATTGTTAAATGACATATATGAAATTCAACACGCGTTTTCCACTCAAAGAGATAAATTACAAAAGTACGTTGAAGAGGTAATGAACCAAGTGATTAAAGACCCGTTAAAGGGTATTGGATTTAAACCTACAATACGTAATATATTTGGTGTAATTATGGCCAATGCGGATGTGTACATTAGATTATTAAAAGATGTTCACACAAAGGCTTTTGAGGCTTCGTCAAAAAGAAAAGATTTGGTTAACAACTACAGTAATGAATCTGAAGGTGATAACATTTACCCTTGGCCTGAAATTAGAAAAATAACATCTAACAAACAAAGTGTTATCGCATATCCTGGTGATTCAGATTTAAGAGCCAAATTACGTGCTGATGATAAAACAATGTGGCCAGAAGTTGATTTCATTGAAAACTATCAATCAGTTGCAACAAAAAGAACTGACCCATTGGCCGAAAAAGAGGGTGGAGTGGGTGCAATTAATTATATATTTGAAAGTAATTCACCCGATATTAATTTAAATAAAACGGCCACATTATTTCAAATTGAAAGTAGCCAACCATACATGGATAAATCTATGGCAGGATTACTTTATGAGATATTTGAAAGAGCAAGATATTCCACATTATTGGATTCATATAATAGTCAAACCATAATTGAGTTGGCAAATAATGAATTTGATAATTTACAAAAAATATTAGAAGAAGATTTTGATATTGTTGATATAATGAAAACCATCAACAGTGCATCAACACTTACTGATTATATGTTATCATTTTCACCATTTGATAGATACCCATATTTTCAAGATAAATTACCAACAATACCATATATAAAAAATTTGGAGGAGTTTCCGTTTAAAATATCTCAATACAACATTGATTCAAATCCATCAAGAAATGAAAATTACCTTAAATTAATTGAAGAATTAAAAAATTATCAACCCGAGAGTTATAGAAAAAATATATATCCATTTAATTCTAGTCTTTATTTAAATTATTTAAATAAAACAGACTATAATTTAGACGATTTAAATTTAAGAAATATTACTAATGTTGATACAACAGAAGGTTTAGTTAGTACTTTACGTGATTCTAAAATGTGGGTTAAATCTGAATATATTAAGAATTTATTTTTACAAAATTTTAATATCACACAAAATAATGGTAAAACTAACATTCTAAACACACCATATTTTCACAAACAACTTTATACGGATTTTAAAAAAAGTAGTTCATTAGGAAAATATTCAGGTTCGGCATATCTTTTATTAAATTCATTACCATTTAAAGATTTAGAAGATAAAGTACTTCAGGACCAAACAAGAATGTCAAGTTTATTTAAAGAAATAGGTGCGTCTCATTATGTACCATATCATTTAATGTTAAAGTGGGGGGCAATTTATCATAGATATAAAAAGAAAATTTTAGAAGACGTTGATATATTATCAGGTTTTTTAACAAACAATATTACACAACCAATTAGTGGAAGCACTCTTTTTGATTATGGAGTTGGAAGTACATATACTATAAATTCAGAATCAATTACCCACTCATCAAGTAAGCATATTGGATTACATCCTTTTTATGATTCAATATTTCACCAAGTAGTAAATAATTATGCCATATCTGATACGGGTTCTACCATTTTTAACGCAAATGTAACCGGCGGAACCATAAACGCTAAAACTGAAACTTATGGTGATGGTATAAAGTATCACACCACATTTGTTAATAATTCAAAAACAGATCCTGACCTTTACAAATATTATACCTTACTACCTTCGGTAGGAGGTAACCCAAAAGAAAGTGCACCTTATAGTGTTTCGGGATATGAGTCAAAAATACAATCAAGTTTTAGAGTTGTGTGGGTTGACGATGATATTAAAACAACAGATTATAGTGGAGAAACTTTTCCAAGTTATAATCAATATGTTAAATCATATGTTAGTGAAACCATTAAAACAGATGATAATAAATTTGGATTAGGTTCAGACTATAGAAAAGTGATGGATTTAATTGGAACTTTTAGTCCATCAATATTAGATGAATTTGAATCTTGTTTTATTGAATTTTCAACAGAGAAAGTTAATGAGGAAATACCTTATCACAAATTTCCACCGTATACAGGAACATCAAAGGAGGTTTACACATTAAAATATGATAAGTTCCAAGATTTATTAAAAGAAATTGTCACCGTACCTATTGACACTCAAAACGACCAAGTGGATATTGGTGAGTTAATTAAAGAATTAAAAATTAAACAATTAACTAAATTAGAAACAATAACTACAGAAATGTTAAAGGCAGATAATTTAATTAAATTAACTATGGGTAATCCAAAAGAGATTAACCCACATGTTTGGTATGGTTTAGCTAAATTTGATAATGTTAACACATTTAATTATGGAACATATAATTTAACAACACAATCAGGAGACACAAAATATATAGAATTATATGTTGGACCATATGTAAGTGGGACGTCAATTAATAATGAATATTTAGATTTCTTTAAAGATTTAAATATTGAACTTAATGAAAGTAATGTTTTACAATTTAGACCTTTAATACAGATATATGCTGGTTATGTTAAAGCGGGAGAAACAAAGACGTTAACCGCATTTCGAACATATCTTATAGATAATGTATTAACCAAAGCGTCGGATAGATTGTCAATTTATTTAGTACAATTAATTGGAAAATTTAGTTCATTAAAAACCAAAGAAAATAAAAATCAATTAACTGTTTTTAGTGGTTTTAATGATCAAATCCTAAAACTTGAAGAATATAATTATTTCAAAACATTTAATGATAAATGGGTTTCAGGTAATTCGTTAGGTAGTAGGTCATTAATGGAAGAATTCTTATTCTTTGATAAGGCTAACAAAGATATTGGTGACGTTGCATATATTAGTTTGGAAAAATTATTACCATTAGATGACCGTAAAAATGATAAAGCAAATTTATATAGTGTAATATCCATGTTAATTCAAGGAACGGGTTTTGACATGAGGGCATTACCGGCATATATTAATTTTTATGGAACTAATGTTAATGGTAAATCTAAATCAACATCTTCTAAAAAAGTTGCAGAAAATTTGTTTGGAACATTTTTAGATGTTGATTACCAAGAATCATCACCAAAAATTATTATTCAATATACAGGACCAACATCAAAAAGATTGGAGTTGTCTGACATTGAAGCAAAACAAAATAAATTTAAAAACGATAGTGGTAACTTATTTGCAAACGCACAAAGCCCACTTGTTGTAACAATAGATGCTGGTAATCAAGTAGGTGACCTATATAAGTCAAACAAGGTTGTTGCATTTGAGGTAAGTGTTGGAGATGAAAATCAAGCATTATTTAAAGGAGTTCAACTTGACCAATCCTCACAAAGAGAAACATCTGAATCAATGGCGGCAACCGAAAATCTAGGTCGTTCAGAATCGGGTGCTGGTGTTTATCAATTAGACACAAGTTTATTTGATATCTATAGATTGAGATCATATACTTGTGAGGTGACAATGATGGGTAATGTAATGATACAACCAACAATGTATTTCTATTTGAAGAACATACCGATGTTTAGAGGTTCATATTGGATTACTGAAGTTTCACATAATATAAAACCTGGTAATATATCAACCGTATTTAAAGGAACAAGAATACCATACACTTCTTTACCTGACCCAAAAGATTCCTTCTTGTCAAGTTACAGAGTGTTATTTGATAAAATCACCAAGGCGGCTCAAAATAGGGTTAAAGAAGAAAATTTAGTATTATCGGGAGATACAAAAACTGAAAAAATACTTAATACAAATAACGGAGCATTAATCATTGATATGGGTGACCCTAAGGTGGCACCAAAAGGTGAAAAATTATTATCCACATCAGGGGTTAATGAATTTGGAGTTAATTGGGGAGGTAGAAATGGTGAAAAATATATTCAAGAAGTTGAATATAATGGAACCAAATATCTTAGAGCAATTGCTTGTGTTATGGGAGGTAAAAATTATACACCCGATAACGATATTGAAATGTCAATTATAAATCGTGTTACAACTAAAACAATATCTGGTACCACAACACCAAATAAAATGACTTATCAAGATATTAAAAATAATAAAACCAATCAATTCTATTCAATGAAGTTTGATTTATCATCATCTTATCCAAGTTTAATTATAAGTGCCAAAACAACATTTTTAAATCCAAACGTTAAATCACCAAAACCGATAACTGTTGAACCACTAACCGATGGTACCATTACACCAACAAATATAAAGGGTCCAATTAATAGAGGACCAAATGTTTCGGGTTTTGGGGTGGCATTATCCAAGAAATTAATGACTGATTTAGGGTTAACTGACGGACAAGTTGTTTATTTTACAATGGAGAAGGGATATTAATAATAATTGAGATATTTATATGAATATGAGAAATAACTTAGATAACACAATAGACAATTTTTTAACACCTAAAAACGTTAAAAAAGTTTCCCATGACGGAATGGAAAGGGAAGAATGTGATATGGTAACAGGAGAATGTTACACTATCAGAGAAAAAGACGGAATCGTTGAAAGAATAAATAAAAGATATATTACCGATGACGGTAGACAATTATTACAAGATTAAGCCATGTTAGAACAAAAACTACAAGAAGAATTAAATCGTTATAAAGCCATCAATAGATATGGTAAAACGA